GCGCTCTCGATAGCTTCCCGGCCGCGCGACTTGAACAGAAGATGGCCTTGATAAACCCCTTCCTCGTCCTCGTTATCATCGAACAGGGCGATATCATCGTTTGGCAGCACGATTGCCACATTCCCCGGTGTCGCAAGCCACTGATCGCCATCGACGTCGAGATTACCGGCTGCGTGAATTACCGAAGTGATGATTTCTGCAAGGTGCACGGTCGAACGCTCTCCAAAAGGCCCCAAGGTTCCCGGTGGGCTATGAAGAAAAGCGCTCTACGGCGGGGGAACATCGAAGCACTATCAAATTCAGGTTTTGGCGTCAATCATAATCCTGTTACAGATTGACAAGTGAACTGTGCTTCACTGGTATTATTGATGTTGGCTGAAAATCCGATGCGGTCGATTGTGCCGCTGAAAGTTCCTTCTGCGTCCGTGCCAATTGATCTCCAATCCAGCCCATCCGACGACAACCAATATTCAATTGTCGTTCCGACACGAGTAACCCGGAACCAATTGAATTCAGGAAAAACGCCTCTGACAGAGACTTGGGAATTAAACGACGTGACACTATTCCAGCGCTGGAAATAAAGATTATTTGCGCTTGGCTCGTAAGCCATGAGCAACAGTTTTCCCGATGCTGCATTCTGACAGAGCATCCCAAAAGCAGGAGTGCCTAGCCCGTTCGTCGTGCCCTTGATCCTGATTTTGACGTCAAAGTCACCGGCCGCAATTGCCTTATAGAGTGCCCGGACTTGTGTGCTCCCCGCGCTCGGGGCAAGCAGCGAAATTCCGTTCCCGTTGTCCACTGCGCTGGCGGTGCCTTGGTTGAGCCAAGTATAGGCTGCGAGCGCCGGAGCGACAAGGGTTGCCTCCCCGGTGGATCCGCCGCCACCGCCCGAAATTGCAACGTCGGCGGCAGTCAAGATCCTGCCTTGCGCGTCTATCTGGATTTGAGCCACATGGGTTGCGTCACCATAGGTGCCAGGAGCGACGCCGGTATCCTCAAGATCCACCGTTACATCTGCGTCAATCGGCCCGCCGCCTGTCAATCCCACACCTGCGATCACGTTGATCGCTGCGAGATCCCCGAACGTCACGGCTGTTGTGATATCGATTTGCCGCTGCTGTGCCCACCGAATGAAATATTCAGTCGGGAGCCCGTTCGCCTTTACGATTGCGAAATCCTGATTGAGAGGCTGAAATTTACCCGCCATCGTCAGGATCATTCATTTGCAGGCCGTCGATCCGGGCAATCGCGCCATCATCCACGATCTTGAACAACCGCCCCGGCGCGCTGATTTGGCCTAGAGAATACCAAGACAATTCCGGCGAATTTTCGCCCGGTGTGATCGTCACAAGCCCATGACTGTCAAATGTCTTGCCTGCGTCGTCGCTTGTGTAAAGCGTCACCCCAGCACCGACGTAAGCAGGATCTCCCATATCGGACGTGATCCAGCACGCATAGCACGGCATCACTTCGCGGCCCCTGATAGCTACCTGCCCCATTGTGGTGCGCTCAAAATACTGTTCCTGGACCGGCGCGAGATAATCCGGATCCTGATCGTAAGGCTGTTCGGGATCCAGAAACCACAGGAGCCCATAGGTGTCATCCCCTACAACCACGTCACTGCCATAGGTATAAGCCAGCTTCGACGCACCGGCCCAATTCTGCCCATTGTTCGCGCGCCAAAATTCCTTCTGGAAATTCGCCCAATCTACCCATTGCTCTGAATAGAGATCATAAACGAGTGTTTCGCTATCTCCGAGCCGGAGCACATAGAAATCGTGTCCGTCCAAGCTGAAAGTCCACACGCGGAGCTTAGGGTTCCCGATGCGTCCACGAACCACGGCAAGCGTGCGTGCCTGCGATACTTCAATGGTTGTGCCACCCATGCCGAGCGTGACAAGTGATCGAGCCTGCGAGACTTCCATAGAAGCCGTTGGAAAATTGATGACGGCAAAGGCGCGGGCAAAAGATAGCTCAATATCGGAGGCGACCACCGATACAACGAGATCTCGCGCTTGCGAGACTTCTACGCCGACTGCCGAAACCATTTAGAGCGTCCGATTGAATTGGATATTGGACGCGTCCACAGCCGTGGGAAGCCACGCAACGCCGGTTGCCGGATCCGTCTCCTGAATGTCAGCATAATAGGTTGGTGCCGTCGTAATCGGCCGGTTGGCTCCCAAGGCCGTCGAAGCGCCCGAGATCAAGCCGACCTGCAATTGACCGTCGCCGCCGTCCGTCTTGCGCGCCCTCACGAGCGTCATGAGAGTTTTCACGCTCGTGACGTCAGCCGGAAGATTTGTCTGCCCCATCTTGTCAGCGGCCGGAGCCGGGAATGCAGCACTGATAAAGGTGCTGTCCACAGGCGGTGATTCGTTGACCAAGCTGAAACCTGTTGCACCGCCCGAAAGCGTCCACGTCAATGCGACGTCAGAATTGGGTGTCAGGTTGACCACGTTCACGGTCCCGGCAAAATTGTTATTCTGCGCGCCCGTGCTATCCCAAACGAAGAAATCCTTGAAATAGATGGGGAGCACCTGCGTTGCGAGATCTCCCCGGCCGGACGGCGCGAGCACAACCTGTGCAACAGTCAAGTCCGCGCTGTTGCCGGTGTCCTGGTTGGTGAGATTGAGCACTGTAACCCCGTTCACGCGCACTTCGACGGTGCCCACGGTATCGCTGATTTTTACCTTGGCTTCGATATGGTTGAAGGAATTGGCTGCGACTACCGGCCCGGTTGTGGCACCCAAGAGCGTGCCTGTCGGGAAAGATTGCGTTCCGCGCCAAGCCTGAATTACCCCGGTGCTTGTGATCGCAATCGAGACGTGCGTAGTGTTTGCACCGTCATTGAAGCGGAAGAAGCAGGGATTTTCAGCACCGCCCGGCAGACCCTCAAACCACACACGGGCGCACATACCCACGGTTGCCTGTGCGGACGGCAGCACCTTGCGCAGATTGTCGAAAAAAGCCACGGTCCCGAGCTTCAAAACCGTGCCGGTGATAATCGGATCCGGATCCTCCACGAGAAGGCATGACGCAGACGCGTAGAGCCCGTCAAGCAGGAAGGCGGGAGTGGTCCCGTAGCTCTTGAAATCATCACACCAAACAGCGGCCATTTCTTTTACTCCAATCAGGGAACCAATGACGCCTGATACTGAATCGATTTTCGAATGCGTTCCTCGATATCGGGACGGCTGATTTTCTTCAATCCGCCACTAATCTGAAAAACGGCTCCTTCCGTGTCCACAATTAACATACTATCCTTAATCTGGATAGCTGTCCCTTCCCATGCGCCACGGTCAAAAACCACGCCTTGCATACGCAAAACCGGCGTGTCTATATTTCCGGTGAAATACCAAGGTTCCGTTGTCTTTGTGCCGGGGAGCCAAAACTGATCGCCAAAAACAACGACACTGGAAATAGGGTCCGGTGCACGCTCGGCCGTGGCGAAATCGAGAGCGTCCACCGTCGTTTCGCCGGGGTTGATCCAATAGAAGCGGCCGTTGATCCCTTGGCCTTGCGCGGGCACCACAACAACATAGCTGGCGATATAACCCACGCTGATCACGCCGACGTCATCCGGCATATCGACTTGGAACCATGAGGCAGCGCCGCCGCCCGTCAACGTTGCAGCCGTCCAGGCTATCGCCGCGCCGGTTTCTGTCGTCGCAATTGAGTTTCCGAGCGCGCCAATCAAGGTTGCACGGATCGTCACCAATGTTGACGAAATCATGATCACCTGAATTTGCGTATTGGCTGTCAGAAGCCCGCTATACTGCGTGCCGGGAACGCCGGTTTTACCAAAGGCATCTGCAAGGTTTTGCCATGCTTCCGCCGCTGTGCCGCCCAAAGCCACCAGCCACGGATTTGCATTCGTTCCGGCCGGTGTGCCCGCGTTGACGCTGCCGCTTGTGAATTTGTAATAGGTCGTTCCGACTACCACGACGTCATTGTTTGCCGGGGTGCCGGAGATCGTTCCCTGCGCATACCCATTCTCAATATAGCACATGAGTGAGGATCCGGCCGCGACAAAGAGATATGCCGGGGTTGTGCCGATGTTGCTTGTCGCTGCCATCGAGACAAAACCGTCAATGCTGTTGCTCGGGATATCGCCAATCAGCGTGACAACGCCGGTCGTGCTGACACGCCACAGCTTATCATAGCTCGCCACGAAAAGA